CTTGCTTCGTTTGGTCAAATTATAGAAGTTTTATTTTCTCAAGGTAAGTTTCCTTTAGGAGTATCTCCTACATCAGTACCAGAAGATATAGCAGATAAAGCACATTTAGATCCGCAACAAGCACAACAGCCTCAAGAACCAGTAAGTCCTTATGGATTTAATGGTGATGGTGGAGAAATACCACCAGGTGCAACTGTTAATGATTTAATGAAAAATTTAAATCAAGAATATCCTAATGTTGGTTTTAAAGAAGGTCCATCTTATACAGATAGTCCACAAATAGAACCAGCAAAATTAGCAGCAGAAGCAATGCAAAAAATATTACATGATCAGTTAGAAGAAAGTAAAGCTATTACAATTTTACGTCATGTATTTTTTGAAATGACTTTATTAGGTACAGGAATACTAAAAGGTCCTTTTACAGATTTAAAAGAATATAATTCATTTGATACTGGTGAAGATGATAATGGTAATTTAATAAATGTTAATATTAAAAAGATAAAAGCAATTCCAAGTATTGAGGCAGTATCATGTTGGGATTTTTATCCTGATCCAAATGCTACAAATATAAATGATTGTGATTATGTAATACAAAGACATTCATATAATAAACAACAGTTTCAAGACTTAGCTGAAAAACCAATGTTTAATTCAGAAGCTGTTATGGAATGTTTAGAAATGGGACCTAACTATCAAACAAGAGGATTTGAATCTTCATTATATGATAGAGAAAATATTACAAGTATTTATAAAAATAGATTTGAAATTTTAGAATACTGGGGTATAATTGATAAAAAAACTGCCGATGAATGTGGTTTAGTATACGAATCTACAGGAGATGTAATATCAGTTAATGTTTGGATATGTGGTAATAAAGTTTTAAGAATGGTAGAAAATCCATTTACTCCAACAAGAATACCTTATTTAGTTTGCCCATATGAATTAAATCCTTATCAATTTTTTGGTGTAGGTATTCCAGAAAATATGGAAGACTCTCAAATGGTTATGAATGGTCATGCAAGAATGGCTATTGATAACTTAGCACTTGCAGGTAATTTAGTATTTGATGTTGACGAAACAATGTTAGTACCTGGTCAAGATATGAAAGTATTTCCTGGTAAAATATTTAGAAGACAAAGTGGACAAACAGGACAAGCAGTACACGGAGTTAAGTTTCCTAATACTGCATATGAGAATTTACAAATGTTTGACAAGTTTAGACAACTTGCAGACGAAGCTACAGGTATACCATCATACTCACACGGAGCAACAGGTGTACAATCTACAACTAGAACTGCATCAGGTATGTCTATGTTGATGGGTGCTGCAGCATTAAGTATTAAAACAGTTATCAAAAATATTGATGACTATTTATTAAAGCCCCTAGGACAATCATTATTTTATTGGAATATGCAATTTAATGATGAAGCTCCACACATAAAAGGTGACCTTGAAATTAAAGCTCAAGGAACTTCTTCTCTAATGCAGAAAGAAGTTAGATCTCAAAGATTAATGACATTTATGCAAACTGCATCTAATCCTGCACTTGCACCATTTGTTAAATGGCATACTTGTTTAAGAGAGATTGCTAAATCTTTAGATATAGATCCTGAACAATTAATCAATGATCCAGAAAAAGCTGCGATCTATGCACAAATAATGGGAATGGCAAATGGAACTCAAAACAATACAGCCCCTGCTGGAGGACAAGGTCAAATGGAATCAACTGGAGAAGTACCTACAGGAGCTTCGCCAACAGATCCATCAGGAGCTGGAGGTAGCAACATCGGAACAGGCAATGTACCGATGCCAGGGGAAGCTGGCTTTAGTGCGGCAAATACTCAACCTCCAAGAAGCGAACAAACACAGTAAAATAAGTAATGGCTAAAACATTTAATCCAAATAGAGTTAAACCAGGAACAATAGAACTGGTAAGAGCTGCTGATGGTACTTATACTACACAGGTAGTTGGATTACAAACTGTTAATAGTTTATCTTTACCAGATATATCTATAACAGCTGCTGTAACTAAAACAGATACAGATACTAAAACAGCTACAGAGATAACTGGAGATACATTACAAAGTCAAACTCAAATGGCATTTAAAACTGGTGATGATAATCAGCCAGATACTACAGGTAGTATGTTACAAAATGAAGCTAAAAAAACTAGCGATATGTTAGCTAATGTTTCAACACCTATTACTATCCAAGATAGTATGATAAGATCTAATAGATTAACAGCAGAAGAAGCTGCACCACAAGAAAATATTTTATCAATTCAAAGTCCAACTGAAAATGTATTTGGTAAATCTACTGTAGAAGATAAACAAAAAGAAAGGCAAACTATTTTACCAGATTTAGGAAAAGAACTTAAAGGTTCAGCTGCAGTTCAAGCAGGTGAAGCAGAGCCTCCTGGTTTTAACTTTGATTTTTTAAAAGGTGATAAATTTAAACAAGGAACAGCTTCTACTAATCCTGTCGGTGGTGTAGATCAAATGGCTGCAGATGCTATAAATAGACAAGAAATGATTTCAGGTGCTACACCTGATGATGCAACTGCAAACACACTAGGTATATCAGCAGATCCAGCAGCAGAAACAGCTTTAGATATGAATAGATTTGAAGGTGTATCTAAGATGGGCACACTAGCAGATAAAGATGTTAAAGATGTTAAACCTATAAAAAGAAATGCATTAAAAACTGTGAACACATCCTTAAAAACAACTGGTGATTCTATTTTAAGTAAAATTAAAACACCTATGATGATGGTAATAGATGCAATATCAGATGCAACACTATCACCACAACAAAAAAATAGAAATGCCTTTAATGCAAATTATTTTAATGTTAGAGATGATGGTCGAATATCAGGTAATCCAGCAACAGATGTATTTGCAGGAATGAATAGACAGTCTGCATTTGGTGATGTAGGTAAAAGTGCTAGGGATAGAATTGCAACTAGGGAAAAAACTATAGAAAGAAAAGGATATACTAAAGATAATGACCCTACAGGATTTTTTGCTAAAACTCAAAATATGAAAAGTCAACTTAATGATTATCAAGGTGAAAAAAATAAATCAGATTTAGCTAAAGGACCAGGAGCATTGGGTCCAGCTGGTGGTGCTACACTAACAAGTGGTAGTGATCAAGGTGGTGGAAAAGGTGGCAATAATAAAATAGTTTGTACTATGATGAATGAGTCATATGGATTTGGATCATTTAGAAATAAAATATGGTTAAGACATTCTAAAAATTTAGCACCAGAATATCAAATAGGTTATCATAGAATATTTTTACCATTAGTTAAAAAAGCAAAAACAAATAAAATTCTTAAAAAAATATTAGAACATATTGCTATACATAGAACTATAGATATTAGACAAGAAGAAAGAAATAAAATACATTTATTAGGTAGAGCATACAGAGCAATATTAGAACCAATATGTTATTGGGCAGGTAAAAAATAATGGCTATTGAAAATATGCAAGGTGAAGTAAGTATGACAGGAATGGTTAATTCTAAACCACCTAAAATAGAAGCACCAGATATGTCTAATATGAAAATGCCAGCAGGTATGGCAAAAGATAAACCAAAACAAGTTGTAGAAAAACCTGCACCGCAGAATACACCTAGAGAAGAAGGTTTATTAGATAAAGTACAAAATTTAACAGATCAAGATAAAGCTATATTAAGTGTAGTTTTATCTCCATCTGTTAGTAATGTCTTAAGTAAAGTTGCACCAGAGCTAAACCCTCTGTTATCACAATTTACTAAAGAAGAAGAAAATGTCATTCTTCCAGTTTCAGTAGTAAAAAATTTTGCTGCTCGAAAATATGGAGGAACAGAAGAACAATCAGTGCAAAGTTTTGTTGCTGATTTAACTGGACAGATGGAACAACAATCTGTGCCACCTGATACACAAATGGTACAAGCCCAAGAATCTGACGTTAATTATAATGCTATTGATTCTGATGCAATGGCTATTTCTTAGTATCAGCCCACAATTTATGGAATAGAGCTACCCTTACCCATAAGGCACTCAACCAATAGGTAAAAATAATGGAAGAAGAAAAGAAAGTTTCTGAAGAAACTAAAGTTAAGGTACAAGAGGCAAATCCTTACAGCAAAGTTAGAGATACTGATGATGCTGAAACTGAGGCATTTGCTAAAGGTGAATTAACAAAATTTCATAGGGAACAAAGAGAAAAGGAAGCAGAAGCAGCAACCGAACAGAAGGACACCGATGCATCTGAAGAGACTGCAGAATCAACAGATCGAAAGGCTACTCCTCTTACTGAACGCCCTGCAAAAGCTGAAGATCGTGTTTTTAAGAAACGTTATGACGATTTGAAAAAACACTATGATTCTACAATTAATAAACACAAGGATGAAC